TCTCAGTTGTGAGAAATTTTGTGTCAATATTCCCTTCTTCTATTATTCCTTCATGCAATCCATGCTGAACAACTCCGTAGATAATTGGCCCATACAAACTTAATATTAATTCAGCAAATGTCTTAGCGTGCTTGACTTCATTTTGTAAATCAAGCAGGTGCTCTTTTGCTTCAGCAAACGCCAAAAGATTTCTTTTATATTGAGCTGGAGTTAACGTAACGGTTTTATCTGAATCACCCGTAATTAACTTAAATGATAATGCATTGTCTTTGAAATTAGCTAATTGTTCACTTAATTGCTTAAGCGTAGAGTTAATAACAGCGTTTATCTTTTGTTTAACTCCATTAAAATCTAAATGCCCTAACCCAACTGCAAATTTGCGGGCCGCATCATTTGGACTTTTTGCATGAAGCTCTCTAAAAATTTTCGCCGCCGATTGATACATTGAGAGCTCTGGAACTCCAAGTAGCTCTGATATGCGTTGCTCGAATATTCCAAGTAAACCCCCCTGGTCTTCAACTGAAGCTGAACTATCAGTGGTGCGTTGAATACCAGCAACTTTTCTTTTTGCCATTGTATCAAAGCGACCAATCTCTGAAACTTCGCTGTCGACAATTCTAACATCATCACCTTTACTATGAATTAAACCTGCATTAGTTCCCAATTTATTTTCTAAATTAACAAGCAGCTCAGCTTTTATTGGTAGCTTAAAATGCTGCAAGAGGTATGAGTTTAATCGTTCACGTTCAGCTTTAACCTTAGGACGTTGTTTCAAGTCAATAGACGTTAAATTTGTAGTTAATACTTGATGATTACTTAATCCAAGCTCTTCTAATTGTTTATTTGGTTCACTTAAAAATGCTTTAAGTTTTAACTTTAATGATTTAAATTTACTTGAATCTAAATGAGAACCTGAAACTCGTTTAGCATATACAACTTTCCATGCTTCTAAACTTGTAATGGTGTGTAACTCTTCACCATCCGTCGTGTCTATTTGTTTAACTGAAACTAAAATTTTGCTTGTCGCAAGCTTATGAGCTAGTTCATGAACATGCTGTGAATCTGGTGTTGCAACTTCACCTTTAGCGCCATTGATGATTGAGATAATGTTTGTAGCTGATTCAGTAAATTTAGCGGCGTGAGATGTTAATTGAGCACTAATCGCTTCACCAGGCTGTAAAAATTTTGCAATCATTTTTACTTTTTTCTCTAGCGCAGCATGCGCTGAGATAAATGTATTATTTTCTGGTTTATGCGGATAATCGCTCGGAGAAAAGTTAAATTTTTCTTGCTTGTTAGCTGAATATGGACTAGTAAAAAAATTTCCGTTTTTATCAAAACCAAAAAAGAAATCAAGGCCATCAGCTTGCGCGCTGATGCTAAATTCATTAAGTTTTGACAAGTGTTGAAGAAAATCTTCTATTGGTAAATCTTCAAAATTTGTTGTCATGATAAGTGTCTCACGTGCTGCTGCGCTGCTAATTGATAAGATTATTTATCAGACAACAAAAAGGAGAAGCAGAACTTCTCCTTTTATCGCATACTAATTTTATTCAGGAGCTTGAGTTGGTTCAACCTCTTCAGCCATGGCCAATTCAGCCTTGATTTTATTGATTAACTCACGAGTTAAATCACGTACGGCCGCTTCAGAGCGAGCTACTTCCAGTCGTGCTTCAACTACTTTGTGTTCCCAATTTTGATGAATTGAGATAAGTTTTTTAACTTCATCTGAAAAGATGGTTAAGTCATATTGAACGCCATCAACAGTGATAGTTTGAGCGGTTTGTTCAGACATTTGTGTATCCTCTTTATTATAAAAAAAATATTTATGGTTTTTAAAAATGAACTCTAGTGCTTTACAAAATCTAATAAATTTTGCTTTTTCTCATAGTTGGTCTCTAAAATAGTTTCTATAGCTTTAGATTTAGCTGTTTGAAATGAAAGTTTTTCGGACTTATTAGAGTCTGAAATTCTCAATGAAATAGGGTCCCATGTCATTTCAACTGAAGAACCAACTCCACTTGAATTACGTGTTTTTGTGAACTCAAATACATATATTCCCATGTCTCGCATTTGGTCAGTTTGGACAATGGCTATCATATTATCGGCGGTTTGAACTTTTGAATAACCACCTTGTATATGCTGTTGACCAACTTTTTCAGCATCTAAACTTGCTCTACCTAACTGTGATGCGGTTACGATGGCGCAATCAAATTCAAATCCGATAGCTCTGAGCTCTTCAGCTTTATACTTATCAGCAAGCCAAATATTTTCATTTGAAACACCACGATTGGTCGACATTAAATCTAGGTAATCGACTACGATAAAGTCAGGTGCATATCCATGAGTTTGTTGAAACTCTTTCATATACGCTCTAATATGATTTGCCGTAGTAACGTTTTCAGGCATCCTCTTAATATAGAGTTCACCACCACACTTAGTATGAAATCCTTGAACTTTTTCAGCAACCGTGGTAATATTTTTTAAAATATCAGATTGACCAATCATTGTGACCATACTGTCAAATCGTTTACCAACGACTCGATCAGCAAGCTCTAATGAAAAGTAAACGCCCTTAAAACCTTGAGCAACAACATTAATTGCTAAGTTAGACATTGTCACTGACTTACCAACACCTGAGGCGCCAGCTAATAACAACAACTCTTGTCTTGCTATACCACCTATAACCTCATCGACGCTGTTCCAGCCGGTTGGAATAGTAGGTGAATTCATCAACAAATCATTTAGTCGAGCTTCAACGTTATCAAAGTATGAAATGCCGAGATCACGGTTTAATGATATACTTGCGGCGGCTTTTAAACCTTGCCATAGTGATTCAACATTTCCTTGTTCAATTAACTCCGGTCCTTTAAACGCCCATTCAATTGCTTCAGATAGTTGACAAAATTTTTCAATCTCTTCAGCGGCGTATGCCTGTTCACCTTTTGTCAATTGAGCAAATTCAACATCAAAGTTAGTTTCAGCTTTGATGATGTGTGCATTCGGAATCTCACGATAAGTTTCAAAATATTCTTGAATGAAACTTACTGACTTTTTGATAGATGGGTCGAAATAACTTGGTTTAATGATAGTATTGCAGCGAGCGAAAAGTTCTTGATTACCAAGAAGAAGCTCGATGAGCACCTTCTGTTTTTCGACGGTAAAGTCGAACATACTTACCTCCGTGTTGAAAACCTGGACAACATGTCCAAGTGCAATAATATTGATTTATCAGTTGATTTATTTTTTAACAGCTCGTGAATGGTCCAAAGCTTCCCATTGATGACAATTGAAGAACAAATATCGTGTCCTCGCGGTGCATATGTTAGTGAGCCCATGCCAAGTTTGAAGACTATTTCAGCTAAGTGCTTACCAGTTTTATCTTGATCGATAACAAAGATTAATTCTCTTCTAGTTTTCTTTAAAAGTTCAATCTTTGTTTCATTGAGTCCACTCCCAGCAAGGGCGATTCCATTCACATGGATTGCATCAAATACTCCTTCACAAACAAATAGCGGTAGGTCATGGTTTCTGAATAGCTCATCATGGTTGAATATAACCGCATCCCGTGGGACTGAGCAATTTTTGTAGCGGGGATTCTGCTGGTCAATTGACCTTGCTTGCCAGTAGATGATTTTCCCAGCTTTAAAATAAGGAATAATAAGTCGATTATTATATTTTAAATCAGTTGAAATGTAAAATGGATAGTCAAACGCTGTTAAATTTCTTTCAACTCGTAGATATTCACAAAATATTGGATTTAAACTCTCAGTGAGTAATGAACTGTTTTGTGGAAGTTCAACTATTGGAGTGAAAAGGTTAATCTTTTTCAGTTCGGCTACTGAGATATTTGATTCTTTTGCCTTATTGAAAAAGGCAGAGCCAGCAACTTGCAAAATTTGATCATTTGGAATTCCAAATGATATTAGTAAAGCTTTTAATTTTTTTGAAATATGACCATCAGTTGCGTCATATATTACAGAATATCCACAATTGAAACAATTATAATGGATAAATCCTGCTGAAAAAGAAAATCCACCTCTTTCTTTATAATCTGAGCACATTGGACATTTTACTGAATGGTATTTGCTATTTTTAGATACATTCAGATTTATATTGAATTTAATTAATTCTTCTAACGATTTAGATTTTATCATAGGAGTACTAAATGAAAATTTTTACACCAACAATTCTTTACATAAAATGTCATACAATTACTGGAAAACTTTATTTTGGAAAAACAAAAAGAAAAACGTTGACAAATATTTAGGTTCAGGAAAATATTGGAAATATCATATTAACAAACACTGGAAACAACATGTAGTTACTTTATGGAGCGACACATTTAATTCATTTGAAGAATTAACTAATTTCACTACAACTTTTTCAATAAAACTATCTAAAAGTAAATCTGGAGCAAATCATCCACAATTTGGAAAATGCAGAACATCAGAAGAAAGGAAAAATTTCATTGGGCTCAAAAGGTCGCAAATTATCTGAAGAACAAAAAAATAATAGACCGATACTAATATACCCTCACTGCGAAAAACAAGGCAGATCTGCTGGAGCAATGAAAATTCAATTAATTCTCGAAGTGATTTCATACATCCATGTTAAAAAGAATAGAGAATAGAAACCCGTATTCTATCCTCTATTTTGGTGTGATGTTTAAACGAATATCATTTGAAGTGTCTTTATATGATTATAGACCAGGCGAACATATGGTAGTTTCCACGGGGCTTTGCCCACATTACCTGGTCCTCTATTATACGCGGCAATTACCCACATATCATCATTTTTTATATGATATAACGATTTTAAGTATCGACTAGCAATGGCGACATTAAATTTATCATCTGTTGCTAGCTTTTGCTTAATGTTAGCATCGGCAACTTTAAAGGTGGTTCTTAAGTCTGGATTTTCAGCCAAAACTCCCTTTGCTGTTGAAGCTTTTATTTGTGCTAAACCGACTGACTGGTCAACTTGCCGCTTATGGCGAGCCGTCCTAAATTTATCAGCGGTTCCAGCCTTTGATTCTTGCATTATGATGCCAGTCAAAATCGCTGGATTTCTTAGGCCGTCTTTTTTGGCAACTAAATAAGCCATCTTTAAGACGTCCGTTTGTTGATCAGAAAGCTGTTTTGCACTGTGAGCAGTGTGTTTACGACTTTCGCCCGTGTGTTTCACAATCTTATGTTGATCATGAACTCGTTTCGCATGTGCTGGTTCAGAAAAAGCAATCATCACACCAAGCAATGCAATGCAGGTTACAGTGTTTCTCATAGGTTTCTCCCTCTTTACACTTTTGTCGCATCAGTAAGGGTAACTACTCCACGGGAAAATCATCTTTCTTACCCTACACGACGGGGCACAAGACTTCGGGTTGTCTTTTCGTGCCGTTTCCTTAACCTATTGAGTAAAAAGGTTGAACACCTTCTTAGGTTAAGGCCAGAAGACCAAGCTGATATAGCTCTGATACCCAAGCTGGTGGGTGCCATAAAGGTCAATAAACACCAGACTCAAAAAAGAGACTGATAATTTATTTATAAATTATTTTTCAAACTTTACCGGGTCTGCCCCAAAAAATAAAGCTTCTTTTGGATTTGTCAAAGAAGTTAAAATTGGCAGTTCTAATCGAACAATACCAGATCGTTCTACTGGACCAGTTGGTCTAAATTGAACTGGTATATTTTCCAATTCTTCTTGACTTAATTCGCGCAAAATCTTAGCTCGTTTAAAGATAGATCCACGCTTATAACGAGTTGCCAATCCATGCCAATCATATCCGGCTTCTTGCAATCTTGCTAAACGTTGTTTAGTTCCCATACCTTGTAATGACTTATGACTAAACAAAGAGCTCGCGGCCATATTGATACTGTTACGATAAGCATCAAGTTCTCGCCACATAACATTTTCTGCAGCTAAATCTAAACTTGGAATATGCCAAATACGACAGTCAAATGTAGGAACATTAACATTATGTTCCAGTTCAGTTTCAGATAGATGCTTTGCAAAAACAACCGAAGTTGTAGCAGCTAAAGTTGTCAAAATCTTGTTAACACGCCCATCAAAAAGGTTTAACTCATTCCACACCAATGTAATTTCATCTGATTGGACATATGCAACTAAAGCACTGAACTCATCAACAAGATATTTTGCAGTTTCTTCCATTGCCCAAATAAAGCCACCATCAAAAGGCTTTATTGCTTTCTTTGTCAGCGTATGAAAAGAACGGCCATCAAGTCTGGCAATCACTGGAACACCGGCAATTAGCTTCTGTTCAAAGTGCTTCTCAAACACCTTGTGCTTGTCGCCTAGTGACATAAAATTTAAACTTGTCATTACTTAATTCCAAATTGAGTTTTAATTTCTGCCAAATGGAGTGCTTCATTTGTTACTCTGACTTTTCGAATTCCGTCAACCTCAACTTCTTTATTACAAAAGACATATTCTTCAGCAGTCAATGAAATTGATTCAAAAAACTCAGTGGAAAATTCAAAATTAATTTCAGATATTGTATCTGTTTTCATAACTACCTCCTACAACACGAAATTATTATATCACAATTTCAACGAATGTTTATCTAAAAGTTTGATGAGTTTATCATATTCTTGATTTCGTTCATCTAGTTCATCATACATCCAATAAACTTCAGTTTCATGCCCAAATGAAAATTTTATACTAGGATGTTGAGCCCATTCAGCTTTTCTAAAATAGCAGCAAAGCTCCAAATTAATTGGTAAACGCTGCCTAAACGCATTTTCGGGTATTGTGGTTTTAATCCATTTCATATGCTTCTCCTAAAGACAAAAATGGGGAACCGAAGCTCCCCATTTAGCTAAATCAAAACTTACTTATAGTAAGAATGTCTTAGTTGCTTGGTCAAGGTTCGATTCAGCTGGATTTACAAAATCAGCACCAATCATTCCGTCAGAGATACGACCTAACTGCAAGTTTGCCAAGCTATCTTGCGTAGCCCTTGCGCCTTTTGGACGTTTAATTTTAACGAAATTAACATGCACATAATCTAAACCGTTAATGCCATTTGAAAAACGAGCTTGTGATAACAATTCATAAAGCGGATACTTATCAGCATGCGGACCAGTAACAACGCGTTTAATACGACCTTTGTCAATTTGATGCAGTGATTGAATATCAACATACGCCAATGAACCATCAGCGAATTCATTAACAATCGCAACTTCTTTTAATAGACCACTGTCATCTACATCCACCAAAAAGATATGTGGCAAAGAAGTTGGGGTTTTTTGGATTTTATTAGCTTTTTCAGCTGCCATGCTTTATTCTCCTATTTGAGGGGTTCACGTATAACGTTTTAAATAACCCTGGTTACGATAGCCGAGAGGACATCCTCTCTGACAAGAAGTAGCTTGTCTAATACTATCTATAGGAGAATAAAAGTGACTTTAATACCCGTTAAAATCAACCTCTTCTAGCAATTCAGTGAGCGCTTTTAAATTATTTGCTCAGCTGCATTCATTAATATCAATGTGGTATTTGTCTGGATTTAAACTATCTCCTGCTTCTATGCTATAAGAAAAAGAACCAGGAAAGCCTCGCTCCAAAAACTCATTGATAAAATAAGAACATTAAGCTTTTGTTAAAAAATGAAAGCTGTCACTGACAAATCGATGCTTTAGTTCCAGCTTCAGTTTCACCGCTATAAGCCATAATCTTTTATTCTTGTATTACCATCACCACCATATGGTACACACATACCATCCCAACCTTCAGCATTTGAGCCAGTAAATAATTCAAATTCGATATCAAATTCAGAGCTACTCATATCTAATATGGCTTCACTGACAACAGCTTGAGCTAAAGCTATATTTTCTGCATATGTTGAATCTTCATCAACAGCAATTACCATATCAAAATGTACCCTAGCAACTAACAATTTTTGACTCATATAAACCTCTTATTAATATAAATTTTCGCTAAACAGTTCTTTACCATCACCGCCGCATCGGTCCCAAATTTGGTTAGCTTCTTGAGCAATTATCCAAGCAGCTTCTCTGTCATGGAATTTTCCAAACTTATCAATAAACCCTTGAACATGGCCTAGCTTTTTCCAATAGTTCCAATCTGGATTAATACGCTGCATTGCAGTCCGCATAGTCTCATCAAAATGTCGTGGACCTACAATTATAGTGCCATCACCATATTGATTTGCCGCACAGACTATTCGATTTTTTGTTCTATCTCTATTTGACATTCTAATTCCGAGAGTTGTAATATGGAGACTGGTTGAACTTCAAATTTCACAATCTCAATTTGCTGAACATATAGATTGACTTGTTCTATTGGCAATATTTTTTTAATATAATGCAAATGGTCTTTTATCTCCATTTTAGAAAACCAGATTTTACCACTATGTTTAAATTCTAAACCACCATTACAAAACATTCCGTTGTGTTTGTTTCGTATTTTATAGACATACATATTAAAATTGTAGCACTCCACTTTGTTTAATTTGTTCAGCAGTTGGTTTACAGTTAAACATTCTGACAAATCTGTCAGAATTTTCAGCAATCTTTGTTAACTCATGCTGCCCTAAAAATTTTGAAAAATGAAACATTGAAAATTTTCCATGATTTAACAGAGCACTATCAATTGTTTCAGCTATTAATGCTCTAATTTCAGCAGGTTGAGCTTCAAGGTCCATAAGAGTTTGATTTTCTTTAAACAAATCTCCAACTCTATATTCTATCTCTTCATGAGATTCTGGGTTAACAAATTTCCAAGTCTCATTCATAAAAAGCGTGCGCTCATATTCATCTTTAAAAGCTTTTTCAATTCTAGTTTTTCTAACTTTTGGATATGCAGACCTTACATTATCACCAGCATCACCACGTATACATTTTTCAAATACAAAAAATTCTGGATCGTCGTGCTCTCTTAAAATACCTTTATCAGGATTTAATAATTGAACACCTTGATATCGCAGCAGCTGTGTAAAATCTTTATCTCCACTAAGAATTACAATTTCATCACCCAGTGCCGAGAACTTTTGAGCAACCCCAGCTATCAAATCATCACCTTCTAATCGAGGATTAGACAAACATACGATAGAGGTGTGTTCTCTTGCAAGCTTTTCAAAATCACTCATGACCTGAAACAGATGGTCCATAGAAGGGTCTCTTACTCGATTTGCTTTATAGCCAACCTTAGAAAGGCACTCAGGTGATGCAGTGAAATCTTTTCGCCAATTCTTAGAGCCTTCAAAGGTAACTAATATTTGGTCAGGATTCACCTGTTTAAACCATTTATTCATGGTGACCAAACAACTATGCAGAGCAAGTCCAGCTTTATCTTCTGAATTAGGCGATTGATATTTTGAATGAGCTGAAGCAACCCTAAAAAATAAATTTGCCGTGTCAATTACTAATCGTTTCATAACATCCTTGTTAAGTTAAAGCCTTTGGTACAAAGGTTGCATGGTCTACAATCCAATCTTGTGAATAATGCCAAACTAATTCATTGTTTACCCAAGCGCTGGTTATACCTGAATCATGCTCTTCCGCAGCACATTTTACATATTCATGCCAAGATTGCGAGTTATAAAATGGCCAATGTCTAACACATTCCCAATTAAGTTCTTTTGTAAAGACATAGCCAAACGAGTTGCTTGGTTCCATATCAACTGGTTGTTTGCTGGTTGTCCAATGAATGTCAATTATATCAGGTAATTGCATCATTTAACCTCTCTTTAACTTGTTGCGCTCGTCTTGTAGATATGGATGTTCAGCTGACCGAACTTGCTCGAGCATGTCATCAGGGAACATATCTTTTGGTGCCATGATTGTTCCAAGTAAAAAATTCTGAACAGTCTCATCATCATTAGCGCCAACCAAGCCATGCTTTGCACAATTTTTAATGAACGCTTTGTTGTAGGCTGAAACGATTTTAACCTCACCATCATCAGAAATTCCATACATTATGAAGCGAACCCACGGTTTTTTTGAGCTAGCCATTAATTTATCAGTAAACCATTCAAAAAATCTAACAATCATTTTTATCACCATTTGCCTGTAGTTTTTAAGGTAATTCGATTTGCATCAAGAGCTATAATTCTGTCTTTGATTTGATTTTCAATTAGTTTGTAATAAATGTCGCCAATCAAACTTCTAACAAAACTATCAACTTTTGTTGTAACATCAAAATCCTCTACTTGTTCTTTTGATAAAGAATATGAAGCTACCATATTATTTTGGGTAATGGTAGCTATCATGCTTCCAGTATTAATATCATATGAGATATTAATATCAGGTTGCCATTTTGCTAGCTGTTCGCGTAACGCTTTATTATCAGCGACTAAATTTTGGATTGTTTGATTTTCAAGCAATTCTTCCATAATTGGTGATGACATATTCTATCCTTATTGATTGTCCATTGGACAGAGCAAAGTCAATGGATATGAGTTAACTGGAAATATAGCTGAAGCTTCAAATGCAGTAAATGTAATTAATTGGTCAGTTTCAGCCAAAACAGCTTTCAAAATTGCTGAAAATACGTCACTGAAATAATAACTTACTAAATCACGGTCAGTGCCAATCGGTTTAGCAGCATTTTCAAGTTCAACTTCAAACTTATCATTGTTGCTATCAGTTAATTCAATTTTAACCTGTTTACCCTTTTTCATGATAAATGCAACCTTCTTTGCTCCCATGCCTTTTATAGCATTAAGAATCGTTGTTGCTTCATCTTTAGTGATAATTACAGTTTTTACTGGGGTATCATTAATTGCTTTTGGTGCTTTAACCGTGCTGCGAACGGCGGTGGCATGTTGAATTTTAGCTTTTGTTCCTGAGATATTTAGGCGAGAAACTTCCCCATTATTTTTATCAACAGTTTCAACGATTAAAGCTTGTTCACCTTTAAAAATGTCTAATCTATCTTTCAACATTTTGAGCTTGCTTAAGCTTAATTTAACATTTTCAGGTAAAACAGGAATGTTATCACCAGTCAAAAATGCGCAAGTTCTATCTGCATTAACTGAAGACAACCTGCCATCTTCTATAACGAAAGCATCAATTCCAACGAGTGAACAGATAGACAGAATGTTGTTTAAATTTGCTAAGTCTTGGTTTGTAAATTTCATATTTAAATTTCCTTTTAAAGTATTGATTCTAATGGAAAATTATATCACTAAAGTTAAAAATAGTACATTACCATTCAATAATTTTATTTACATGAGTAATAAATGCGGTTGGTACTTCATATCCCCAAGCTTCAAATATTCCAAGTAGTTTGTTATCAATCAATTTTTCCTCAGTTTCAGTCAAATCAATTTGGAAATATTCAAAAAACCATTCTGGAAATTCATCAGCTTCAGCTGGTATAGCTAATGTTTTATAGTCAAATGAGTTTGGTTTCATATTGAATACCTTCACCTTATCACCAGTGGAAATTTTTGTTCCATCGGCTCCTTCAAACTCTTCAACTAATCGATTAAAATTAATTGCGGCTCTTACATGTCCAGGAACTGTTATCTTAGTTTTTCCATCTTGCTTAAGCAGCGGCCGACCGGTTAATTCAGCATCATACGCTTTTTCATAATGAATTAACTCATTTGCTGCTTTTGTAGTTCCAAACAACATAATATCATCTACATCTAAATCAACTGTGAATAACCTTTTTCTTTCGGCGTTAACAAAAGTTTCAACTTCAGAATAAGGTTTACCGTCTAATATCATATCAACTGTAGCCTTTAAAAACTTTTGAATAACCTTTGGCGTATCCGACTTTTTAATCTCAGAACCTTGAGCTTTAAATTTTTCAACAGGGAATCCGTCAAGGTCAACTACTTTCAACATATACTTTTTACGAGCTTGAAATAAGCCACGTTCAGCAACTACTTCGCGACCTGCCCTAATTAAAGTATCAAACTTTGGCTGGCAATTAAATGCTGATTGCATAAACTCTTGAAAGCTATCATTTACTAATTCAGCAATGCCATCTGCAATTTCAATCGCACTAGCTTTATTATCAGCTCCAGTCGCAAAATAACAACTGTCAGTATCAGAATAAATAACGCAAGGTTCAGTTGAAACATAAATGTTCGCAATTTCACCCTTTGTCGAAACATCATGTGATTTTATTAACCTAGTGCTATTGCCAGAAATAAGTTTACCTATGGTTGAACACATATGATTAGTTACAGCTCGACCAGAATAAGTAACTGAAGCTCCAATATTTTCAGCTCCCCACCTAAAGCCGGCCGCCAGTAATGCGCCATAAGCTGAGTTTAATTGGATTTTTTTGGTCAATTGCAAAAGGTCGTAATATTCCTCTTGAGCTTTTGCATAAGCAATTTCTTTTTTATCGGCTTTTGCTTTCTCAAGCTCTTTAACTTTCTTTGTCCACTTTTTCTTTTCAGCTTGTAGTCTTAAGCGCTCTGAATACCAGAACTCAAGGGTACGTGGCATAATGCCTGAACCTTCAGCTTCATTAATAAGAGTTCCGTATGCAGTTAGGGCAAATCCATTTGCCTTTAACATGCTCTTCCATTCAGCTCCGGTTAATGTTATGACTGATTCATCAATTAAATGACAAGTATGCTTATAGTCATCACTAGCCATGATGCCACGCCAATCTTCTTCTCGCGCGGCGGCAATCTTAAACATCTCAATATCTGGTCTTAAATCTCTTGCATTAGGTCGTTTACGCAGCGTTTTTTCATTATTTTCAATTGCTCTATTGACAATGTCGCGAAACTCTTTATTTTCCCAAAGCCGCTGTCTAGTTGCTTCAGTATCAAACTGACCTAGTACTTTTTCTGGAGATAGGTTTAAGCTTCGAATAATTGATGGATATAGTGAATTAATATCAACTGAGCCAACCCATTCATGTAAACCACGATTTGGGGTAAGAACAATTGCACCTTCAACTTTTCCATTTTTTTGAACCACATCTTTATCTTTAACCCTAACACCAACTACGTGGTGAGCAAAGTTTGTAATGCCCGTATCAACATACTTTGTAGTACCTAAGATTGCATCAAATACAACTGTATTTTCATGCGCCATCTGATTAACTAATTGCACAAACTTGAATTTCAAGTCAATCATCTTGATTAAGATAACGTCAATCAAGTTGTAATGAACAAACTTTTCAAACTGCTCATGGTACAGCCTGTATAAACCGATATGCTCAAGTTTTACAGCATTAACTTCTTCAGCTGAGATAGCATTCAAAGCATAGCTTTCACGACCTCCAAAGGTGAACTTCTTAAACATGTGCATGTAGTCCATGTGTGTTCTACCACGAAGCTTAACGGTAAGCTCCATCATTCCAGCTTTTGCTAATTCAGCTTTATCTTGATCATCACCCCAATGTTTTTTGCTTCCACCCTTATTTTCATAATCGACTTTAACTTCGCCAGCATTCGGAAAGTTAAGTTGATTTGCGTATTTCTCTCCAAACAAAATTTCGATACGCTTATAGATGTAAGGCATATCATAAAAATGGGAGTTCCATCCAGAGATAAGGTCAAAATCTCTCAGATGCTTTAAGAACATTGATAAAAGTTCTGCCTCATCTTCTACTAAGATTAATTTAACTTTTTCTTCTGCGTAACCATATTGAGTAAGGTTAATGTCAAAAGTAGGTTTGTCATATCCTGGTGGCGGAACTGCAATGCAAACAAACTCATCAAGCCATTGTTTATAGACAGTAATCGCATTGATTGGGGCAAAAGCATTGACTGGTCGACTAAATCCTCGTCCTTTTATGATTTCAGATTCAATGTCAAAAAAACCATAATTGAATTTAGGAACAGGTCGATTATAGTAATTATCCATAAGGACACGTTCTATAAGACCAAAGTCACTTTCAAATTTAGTTGGGAAGGCTCGCTTAGCTCGCTTGAATTCAGCATCATTATCAAATGATAGTTTTTTCAAGCGATGGCCAAACATTGAGGTAAATTCTTCAGTTAATTCTTCATCAGCTGATGCTGGCACAAAGAAATATCTTCTAGGATTGTGTAAAACTTCTACACGATTTCCTTTTTCGTCACGTTCCCAAGCTAAGATTTTTCCTGAACCTCTATCGTCAAAGTCGATACCGACATATGATGGGATAAAGGTCACTATTCCTCCAGCTCTTTCTTGAATAAGATTGAGATTGCGATGTCGAGGGCGGAAAGTTCATGTTGAGTTTCCATTGGATTACCATTGAAACTAACTTTCAATAGTGAATTGAACATTTTTGGTTCGACACCTAAATCATCACGAGCGGCAATTCGTAAATCTTTGATGGCTTCATTTTCATCAGCAATGCGAAGTTTGCAACGACATGCTTCAGCCAAAAGTGTATCAAGTTTTGATTTATCACTTGGGTTGTTAAGAACGTCAGTGATGTCGCGGATTTGTGGTTTTTCTTTTGCCATATTAAAGTCCCTTTATGTTATAAAATATAAAATTCTATCACTATTGAGTGATAGCTTACACAGCTTAATGTAAGTCAGTTGTGTCGTCAGTCGTAAGATTTACGGCCGCCGCAAGAAATGGTTTGAAAGTTGACATCTTGATTGGTTCTGCAGTTTGTTCAACTACATAAAGTTTTAACAATTCATTGTCACTCCATTTTTCTTTTGGAGTGATAGTGTTAACGGTTTGTTGATGATTTGGGTTTAATTCCCATGCGATTGCGTATTCTTTAGTTGGATTTTCAGCTTTTAAGATTGCCATATAATCATTAACTAATAGTTGAATTGCTGAAATACATTGATTATAATTCGTAAATAAGGAGCTCTCCATTATCACATTTGCTATATCTAACTCAACACTAAGTGGATGAGTCTTTAACTGCTCAGGATGAGCACTCAACATTGCCGCAGAATAAAAAAATGGCATATTAGTGTACCGTTTTAAATTGTTTGAAGTTTAAACTTGCGGCAGTGCTACCATTAGAGATAACTTTAGCGAATAATAATAGGTGATTAAAATAATCATCCATAAAATGGTGTGTGCTTTGAATGATATCAATATCATTTTTAATAATATTGAATCGTTGGTCTTCATCATTTTTAGATATTATATCATCATTTTCTAAGACTGTCAATAAATCTAATTCATAATAGGCTTCATCATCTTCGTCATCTTCATCATCTTCGTCATCAATAGGCATGTCAATTGAATCTTTACCGGGAAAAAATAAAGGGTTAAATTCATTTATTACACTATCTAATAATTCAGCTGGTATAATGTTCTGAATAACATTTTGCGCTCCACAATGAGCTGAAACATCATGAGCATATTCTTTTGAAATTAAACAAACCTTTGCTAATTTATAATCATGTGCGTTTTCAAAAACAGTTTCTATTAGATTTCCGTAAAGTTCAATTACAAAATAATGCATTATACTGGTCCAATAATTGATGTGGCAAAGTCAATGACTTGAGCACTTGAGGTATCAGCCGTAGAAAGTATTTCAGCTGATGCGGTTTTTAATTTAAGAAGTTGTAAATTTTTCAATTCAGCTAGTGAATCACTTGATATCTTAAGTGTTTTAATATTGTTTGCAAAAGTGACCTTAATATATTGACCAGGCAAACTTAATCGATTTAATTGAACCCCAATTGAATAAACTCTATCGGCAATTGAATATGGCGAATATGATAACAGAAAATAAAAATCTTCAAGGTGTGATTTTATTGGGTCAGAAGCAACCTCATATAAATTTAACTGTGAATTATCAGGCAGACTTGTTGTTGACGTGCATGTATACACCGTCCATTGTTCACCAGCTAAATTAACAGCTTCAACATTTGCCCAAGCTGAATCAATCGAAAGAATTGAATTTTTAGTAAAATATAATGGTGTTGTTTCAGTTAATGTTACACCTTGAAAAACAACTATCTTAACAGAGGTAGCAAAAGATTGAGCTGTGTTAAATTCAACTGAATAACCAACATCACTTTGATAGTTTAAGGTATAACCTAATGTTGCATCAGCTTGTGGCCTTAAAACCCCCTGAACATAGACATTTATTAAATCAGTTGGTAAAAAACGTAATGTCTTACCAGAAGTATCTTTACCAATAACTATTTTAGAACCACTCGCTAAGGTATAATCATATTCGATATAATCTTGAACACTATCAAGTTGTACCGTAAATGATAATGAATAAGTTGAGGGCGCGGTAGCAAATGGTTCTTTTGAAATCAAAGTCATTGCTCGATTGACATTTGACGAAATATCATATTCAATTAGCTGATTTACACTGCTCACTGAAGGAGAGTTGGTTCCACGTGGTGACCAATTCTGAAGACCAGCCGCGCCTTTAGTTGGTAGTATATCTCTTAAATTTTTTGCTTTTATTGGAAATAACCTACCTGTACAATTTTTAGTAATTGTACACTTATCAACAAAGCCATGGATAAGGTCGACAGGAAGGTCTTTTGCTCGCTTGCAAGTATCGCATTCGTACGTGATGAATTTTTTAATTGTCATTGTTGTCTACCAGGTATAAGTCAGTTTCCCTAACCCATTTTTTCCAATCGGCAAGTTCATCAATTGGCTTAATTTCAACTAGTTCAACTTGGCCAGTGATTTGTCTAGTCGACCGAACTGTTTTGGCTGGAATTTGTCGTTTAGCCACCCTTCCAGTTTTCTTTACTTCAACGCCGTCATAAACATAAGTTTGAAGTTCAGCCATTTATTGCAGCCTCAAACAAGAGTCTCATATTTTTTGCGGCCTCAAGTGTCATTCGACAATCTTCTAAAGCATTATGAGTATCACGTTTACCATTACACAGCAGGTCAAAAAGGTCATCAGATTTGTAAGTAGTAAATGCTATAAACTCTGCAGCAGCTGTATCAAGTCTTACATGATGAATGTTAAACATTAGTTCAAATTCATCAAGCAATTGATGCATAAATTTAATATCATAGCCAATATTGTGTCCACAAACCATTACATTTGGGTTAGGTCCAAAGTATTTAAGCATAAATTCTATAACTCGACAAGCCGCTTCTTCTTTTGTTAGGCCAAATTCTTCTAAAAACTCTTGGGTTAAACCGTGAATTTTTTCAGCATCTTTTGACCATTTGTACTTTGTTGCATCAAACTTGATTTCGAAATAATCTTCAGCAATAATGTCAAAGGTTCTAGTTTCAAATACAACAAGACCTAGTGAAATTCCCTGATAGTTGATTGCGCTATTTGGAGAACCCCAATCTGAGCCAGAAGTTTCAAAATCAAAGCAAAGACCGAAGCGGGGAGCACGTGTAGGATAAAATGGCATATTAATTCCGATTTGGTAAACTGTCTAAAAAATGAATTGTCTTGTCCATCCTAAGTTTTAAGTCGAGGTCTAATATATTTACAAATGGTTGTAAGTGATTATTTCTTTGACAAAAATCTAAATATTTGTTTTGAAACACCTTTTCATATTTGTTATTCAATTCGCTTGACGCTCGATGTGGGTCTTGTTCAATTGCTATTTCAGGGTGTTTTGGAATGATGATGATACCATCGTAGATTTTTTGAGCTTCAGCGCATTTGTCAAGATAGGTTTCTAGCCACATCCAATGTTGGTGAACAGTTTTATCCATTTGCTGTTCAAACCAGAGCACTGTATAAGCAGCAATATCTATAAACGATCGCTCTACAAACACAAAGTCGATATCTTCAGCTTTGTCAGCAAGAACAATATCGTGCCTGAGCTTTTGATCGTAGATTAGTTCTTGAAATTGAATAACCCGTTCAATATCGTCAATCGCATTAGCAAGCGTCCAACCAAGCTTTGCTTGGACGGAACGAGAAACTTTGAAATGATCGAAATAAACAAAATGTCCTTTGATAAAGGTGGTTAACCTATCTCCGGATAGAGCTTTTATTAGAGTGGATTTTCCAGACCCCTGTGTCCCAGAGACTGCTATAAGTTGTGCCATACGTCATCCTTAAGTCCATTGCACTGTCAGGAGCTAATATAACACAACCTTTATCATTTTAACATTATTACATTGCCAATAGGCCAAGCCATTTAATGCCTTCATCTTGAACTGGAATGGCTGGCATGAAGGTCGTTCCATCGAAAATCTTAAGGGTGAACGCTGCAGAATCATACCACAACAGTCCTAACTGAGGATTAGATGGAGTTGTTCCACTAACTATTGCAACTGAACGATGCGATACATCCCAACTTAAGCCAGTCCAAATTTTTAAAGCCATGTCAGTTGTATCAAACCAAAGCTGCCCAAGCGCTGATCCAACTGGAGCCGTGGAGCCGCTAGTGACTGTGACCGTGGAGCTTGTTATTGATATCCAGATGCCACTATTATACAGCTTAAGAGTCGTATTTGCTAAATCATACCAAAATTGCCCTTGGAATGGACCATTTGGAGAAATTGGAGCTGTGGCTGAAATATAGGTTGAATTAATGCCAACTGCCATCCAAATTGAACCAGTGTAAACTTTCAACTTTGAGTTTGGAATATCATACCAAAGTTGTCCAACTTCTGGACTAGTTGGTTGAGTGGTATTAATAGCCATCTGTGATATAGAAACCCATTGAGCTGGACTTTCTTGAATACAGGTGTACAACTGGCTATCAGAAGGTTTATACCAAATTTGACCTTCAATTGGCTTAACTGGTTGTGAATCACTTGCAAAGTTTTCCAACAACCTTAAAAAGTTAGTGTGCTCAGCTTCGCCATAATCAGGGACGCCACGACCAACAAATGTTAAATCAGTTGAGGTATCAACCATCAATGGTTGAACGACAATATCAGGCTTGCTGTTATCGGCGTGAACAAGGTTATATGCTGCCATTTAATAAATCTCCAACAGAGAGAATAAGTTATTCGTTAACGTATTTATCACTTGTTCAATCTTGAGCTTGAGACACGTATTGAATCCAAGCAGATAGCCCCATCTGTGGGTTTACCCACTTTGCAAGTTGTTCATCAGCTTCAGCAAGAGCCAATTGAGTAGCACACCAGTAAGCAAGCTTAACTTGGTCTTCAGCCACTAAAGCTCTGATATCATCATAAACCTTCTTAGAAGGCTGCTGTTCATACATATACCTTGGCTTAATTGCACTTGTAAATTTAGGAATTTCAATCGCTTGTCCTTGCTGCCCATTATACGGGGCGTATTTAAACAATTCTACTAATTGACCTAAAATAACTACTTGCGCGGTATTAGTAATTTTTCCAGCTTTTATAACTTCATTTAACATCATAGTGATGTGAATCGGGGTTGTTGATTCAGCTAATACTTCGGTCGCAGGAAGACCTTCTTTAATCTCATGTAATCTCATGCTTTTTCCTTACAAAAAGTTACTTTACTATTTATATTATAGCCTGATTTGAAGGCTATGAAAACTGACAGACTAAGGGTCTTGTCTGCGTCTCGCAATATTTCTCTCAGCTTTTTCAAAAACGTAGCGTTCTCAAAAGACGAATGGAAGTGGTTCATCACTCGAGTCAACTGTTATTTCTCCATTGACATAATCGCTTTCATTATATTCATAGAGAATAGTTCTAGCTGAATCATCAAACTGACTTATGTGTTTTAACAAACGAGCTATCAATAACAACGCGGATACCGCGTCATCAGTTGCTCCTGCTTTAGCTGCGTATGAACCACCGGAGCTGATAAAATTTTTCAATTCAAATATTGCAATATCAGATTTGATTTCTAAGCCATTCTTAATCTTTTCTATTAAAGTTTTCAATTGCAAACATGCAAGAACTTTAGTTCGACTATTGGTATTCATGCCAAGCCTGTTATTGACATCATTTACTAGCTCAGCATATTCCGGCTGCTTTTCATCAGTCTCATAAAGAGCACCAATTGCTTCACCAATTGCATTTCGCTCAAATGTCCAAAATACCTCAGGTCGACGATTATTGAATGGAGCGCTCAACCATTTTAATATCCATTTAATCTTTATATACAGCTCTGGTATATTGATTAAATTTGAACGATACTCTGCAACTTGTCGCAAAGTAGGGAAGTCATAAACTTGGATGACACTAAAATCTTTACCAGTTCCAGTTGCAATATCAACGCCAACCAGATATGCAAGTCCTGGCGCCCTATCTTCCCAAAACCTAAATCCATTATCTACCCTAATTGGAACCTTCTCTTTAAGCTCAATAAGTCGTTGTGAGTTAATCAGCAATGCATCAGATGATAAGAATTCGCACATCAATTCCACACGGCATCTGAGCTCACCAATTTTCCCTAGCATATCCTCATAGTAGCCAGACCCAGGACCACGTTCTGGATGTCTTTCATACGTGACAAAATAATTCGCAAAATTATTTTGTCCTGAAACACTTTCGCGCCATAACCTTGCAAATAAATCAGTATCCCCATTAGGTGTAGTTGTCAAAATTAATTTACCACCAGTTGATAAAGATGGAGCAAGTGATGCCCACAATTCTTCTTGAATTCTTTTAGAAACGAACGCAATCTCATCAATAAAGATTAATGATGGACTTCCACCACGACCGGTTTTTTCAGTTGTCGCTTCAGTGCTTATTTTAGAACCATTATCCATTTCCATACTGGTTCTGTTGTAAAATTTACAACCAGCTTTTAACCAATGAGGAAGCTCCTCATATGAAAATTTTATACGTGACATGATTTCAGTCGCATGCTTCATATTTTTAGAAGCGATTCGACAATCTTTATCTTTATGAAATGTTGCGAGCCATAAGATATAACCAGTCGATATAGTTTGTGTTTTTCCTAACTGCCTTGCAGCCAGTATCATCGCGTCTTTATTATTGTGAACCAAATGAAGAATTTCTTCTTGATAATCATATAACTCGAAAGGAACGGTTCCTTTCGTTGGATGCTGAATTTTTACATATTTCTTTATAAAATAAATGTAATCTTCAGTACATTTTTCAAGTTCTTCAATATGCCATGGCTCAAATTCTTCTTGTATATTTGCCCTTTTAATTAAGTTATTAGCAGCCATTATTTTATTCCTTTAATATAATATTTTACTGCAGATAAAAAAACTAAATTTAATTTTGCTTGTTCTAATGATGGTGCTCTTAGTTGAGCTTTTTGAATTAAACTTTGATTTATTTTTTCATAATGCATAAAACGTATCTTTTTAGTAATTTAGATACGTTTATTTATATTTTTAAAATGGCGTTTATGAACCAGAGCGTTTAAAAATTGTCAATCCGATGACAGATTTTGGGTCATATTCTTTTACTACTCTGAATAACTCAGCAAATGAAGAACCTGAGCCAATTAAATCGTCTACTATTAGGACATGTTGATTTTCGATATCTAAAATTGAATCAGAAACCGCGTGCATGAATTTATGTAAGTAGTGAGTATCTCGTTTAAATCCAACATTTTTTAGTGTTATAATTGAGCCGCGACCTTCCTGTTCATTACTTTTAACATTGTTAATTATTTGCTTAATCAAGCTCAATTTTTTAGAAGCGGTTAATTTACTGATGCCATAATAGTCTGGATTAATTAAATGTTCAGCTTCAGCTTCAATCTCTTTGAATTGCTTTTTAGCGATTGCGTCTTTAATGAATATGACTTTATCGTCTAATTTATCTTTCAGCTGTTCAATAAAATCGGCTAAGAATTTAGAGGTTGAAGTAGGATAAATGACACAATTTATTTCTTGGTTGCTGATAATATCAGAAGCATATTTTGCAGCATCTGCTAAAAATCTTTCATAGGTGCCTTCAGTTAGCTTATAAGGTCCTAATCCTTTTAGCGAAGAAATTATGTCATGCGATTCAGCATCTGACTTATAATTGAATAAGCTATAAACTGTTTCACCATTGAAATCTTTGCCGGCTTTATTTAGATATGAATCCTTAGCTCTAAAGTAAGTTGAAATCAATCCTTTCTCTGAAGAGTATGGTTTAGCTTGCTTATAGTAAATGACCTTATCATTTTTAAGTTCTAAGGTTTCGCAGATAAATGTTGACAGATAATGTTTGAAGTTCATTTTAGCAGTACGCCTTTAATCCATTTTTAAGAAATGCCGTTTGGCACTTTGCTTTATTTCCATTTTTCAAATTTTCATTTACTATGTTTTCAACTAATTCATTATCACTACGTTTTCATGTATCTTTTCTAGAGTAGTTTCAGACAAATATTGTTTAAAGCTTAGCATATTCTTTTAATCCGTTTCTCATTAACTCTGTTTGGCAAGCTGAAATATTACGATCATTTCGTAGGTGTATATTCACAATTTCACATACTGTTTTAAATTCATCTAAAAATCACTTGTGGCTGACGGCGAAAAGCTTCCTATTCTTTCGCACCCTGGTATTTTCAAGAATGAAAGCAATCCAGCTTTTATAATTGGCAATCTAAAAGTTTTACACTTTTTAACGTACTTAGTAACATCTGAAAAAGAAGTAAATGGGTTAAGTTCAATGTCAATAATTTCACTTATTTTCATAGTTTAGCATATTCCTTTAGGCCATTTCTCATTAGTTCGGTTTGACAAGCTGACATTGCACTTGGGCCCTTTTTCAAATGCGCATTTACTATTTTTTCTACCAATT